GTGAGAATAGAGAAAGAGTAGAATATATAAAAAATAGATTTCATCAGATTGAAGAGGCTACTAATATCCCAATCCCTATATTAATTAGTCAAACCGTTTGGTCTTTAGTTAGATGTCATAATGCATATTGGGTGAAAGTACGTAACTCTGATAGATCTGGTGGTAGAGTTAGGCAATTTGGTAAAAAATTATTAGAACCAGTTGCTGGTTATTTCTTAATGGCTCCAGAAACTGTTTTTTTCCGACGTGACGAAAATGGTAGAATATTAAAATATCAGCAAAGAATTCCTGGTAAAAAAGAAAAAGAATTCCAACCAGAAGATGTTATTCATTTTTATTTAGACAAAAGAGAGGGTTTTGCTGTAGGTACACCTTCTTTAGTTGCAGTAAAAGATGATATTCGTGCATTAAGACGTATAGAAGAAAATGTTGAATTATTGGTATATCAACATCTATTTCCGTTATTTCATTATAAAGTTGGAACAGAAGAACATCCAGCTGATGTTTTACCAGATGGCACAGATGAATTAAGAGCAGTGAAAGCATCTGTACAACAAATGCCTACTGATGGTTGCTGGGTAACATCAGAACGTCATGAAATTAAAGTTTTAGGTGCTCAAGGTCATGCTTTATCAGTAGAAAAAATAATAGAGCATTTTAAACAAAGAATATTTACTGGTCTTGGTAATAGTTCTGTAGATATGGGCGAAGGTGGAACTAGTAGTAGATCTACAGCTGATACAATGTCTCGTAACTTAGTTGATGATACAAAAGCTGACCAAAGAGAATTTGGTGCACAGTTTTATACGTATGTAATAAAAGAACTATTGCTAGAAAGTACTTTTGATATAAAAGATTTATTTATAGATGAGAATAAAGTATTTCTAAAGTTTAATGAGATTGATTTAGAATCTCGAATGAAGAAAGAAAATCACTTAACGGATTTATATCTTAAAAATGTTATTACACATCCAGAAGTAAGAGTTGGTATGGGTAGAAAAGCATTCAATGGACAGGGGTGGCCAACTTCAAAAAATAAGGCTGCGATGTTCACTAAAGGCGATGGAGAATGGGCTGAAACTAATTATGGTCTTATTGAACGCGATAAAATTATTCTTCAATCATTAGATGAACCTGGAACAGAAGCAGCACAAAATGTTTCTAAGTCAACAGCTAATAAAAACAATAGTGTTGCTGCTGGTGGAAAATCTGTTAGTAATAAGAATAAACCAACTAATCAATATGGTTCTAGAAGTGGTCCTAAGTTAAATAGAGATTCAATATCTACTAATCTTGATAATATCTATAAACAAAAAATGCCAATCGATTATTTATTTAAATCAATTAGCTCTGATGTCCCACAATTGATAAAACAAGATGGATTTAATGAAAAAGAAGTTGTTTCAACTATAGATATTATGTTTGCTAATTCAAAAGATAAACTTATTAATTTATCAAAAAGATCATTTAGAGCTGGTTTAGAAGATTCTAACAGTAAAATTACTGATGTGAATATTTCTTTTGTAGATGGGAAAATAGACTCCCATGTAACAAAATATGTAACTAAATTAAAAGATGATTTCACTAAAATTATAAAAAAATCAATTAAGAATAAAGATAAAAATAAATATGAAAATGCATCAAAAATAGAACTAGTTATTAAAGCTCTTGCTAATAGAGCTAAAATGATAGATAATAGTGAAATAATGCGAGCTTATAATTATGGATTAATTTCTGGATATATCGCAAATGGTATTTATAACATGGAATCAACTAGAACAAGTGATGCACCTTGTAATATTTGTGATAATTATAAATTGAGCTATAATAGTCCTAGTGATATAATCTATGAAGATTTACCGCCATTACATCCTAATTGTAGTTGTATAATGAAAGGTACGCAATAATATGGCTAAAGATATTGAAGTTAAATTTACAGATGCTTTTAAGATTAAAGTTCCGACAAAAGAAGATATAACAGTATGGAAAGATTCTTTTGGTGACAATTATAATTCTAATGGTATCTTAAGAGTAGTAATGGAAGCTACTCATTCTGCTTTAATAAATAGAAATAAAAGATTTTATATTCCTTCTCGTATGAGAGATGGACATTTAACATTTTTAAATGGCCCAAAACCAGCAAAAGTATTAATGTTTCATAATGATCGTATGGTTCCTGTTGGGATTGTACGTGGCGCTGAATTTATTACTACTATTCCTGATGATTTAAGAGATAATGAAGATGTTGCTAAATTATTAGACAGTTCAGTAAAAGTAAAAGATCAAATAGAAGCAATGAAAAATTTAATAGTAGATGGTGTAACTCTTAGACCAGATTGGAAAGGTTTAGGTTATATTAAACTAATTGCTGATATCATGAAAGAAGATACTATTAAAGATGTTGAAAATGGTTTATTAGATGCTGTTTCAGCTAGCTTTAATAGTCCTGGTCATGCATATTGTTTTATTTGTGGCAAAAATTGGGCTCAAGGAGACCAGTGTGACCATGAATGGGGCGAAACATATGAAGATGATGATGGTAATGAATGGCCTATGATGCTTATTCCTGCTCTTCATTTATATGATGAAGTTAGTTTTGTAGTAAAAGATGCTGATCCATTAACTGCTGTTTCTATTGCGGATAGTAAAGATGATGGGTTAAAATTAAAATATAATGATTCTTGGATTAATAATCTAGATGAATTTGACGCAACTTATCAATTTAGTGATAGTTTCGAGGAGGAAAATATGGCAAAACCTAAAAAAGATCCTAAACTATCTGATGAAGCAAAAGCTGTTTTAGAACAACTTAAAAGTATTGAGCCTGAGCTTGAGGAAGAAAAATTAGTTGATTTCGCAACTAAAATTTCTAATCTTAAAAAGGATGGTAAATATCCTAATCAAGATGCGGCTGATATTACGGAAGAAACAGCAGTGCAGTATGCGTATGATTTTCTAAAAAATGAAGATCAAGAAATCGATGCTGATGCTATTTATTCAGATATGGAAAAAGAATTTGAACTTCTAGTAGAAGAAAAAATCTTAACAGAAGATCAAGTTAAAGATGCAAAGTTAACTGCAGAACAACGGAAAAAACTTTCTAAGTCTACTTTCTGTGGGCCTAATAAAAGTTTCCCCGTTCCAGATTGTGCTCATGTTACAGCTGCTAAACGTTTAATTGATCGTTATAAAGGACCTGGCGATAAATCAGCTATCTTAGCTTGTGTAAATAAAAAAGCTAAAGCACTTGGTTGTGAAAGTTCTGATTCAGTCAAAGGAGACAATACAAATGAAATTAAATTTGTAATGCCAACTTGTGATGCAATGAATGTTGCTTCTAATGAAGAAGTTATTGATCTTTATAATAAAGCTGAAGCAGAATGTATTTCTAGAAAACTTAAATTAGATCGCCCTTGTGCTAAATGTGCAGATGCAGAAGCAGAAACTAAAAAAGCACAAGATTCTTATAAAGAATTAGAAGAAAAACTTAAAGATGCAGAGAATACTCTAACTGTTCTTAGAGAAGAATTAAGATTTCAACATGCTGATTATATGTCTCAGGTTGATGAATTTATTAAACTAGAAGAAGAATTTTCTGCATATAAAGAAGAAAAACTTGCAATTTTAGGTACTTTAGGTGGAAAATATAAAAGTATTAACGATGCAACAAGTTCTTTGAAAGAAAAAGGTATTGATTCTCTAGAAGAATCTATTATGGATTGTTTTGATGTAGATAAAATTCTAGAGAAAGTAAATAACGGGATGACAAATCATCCAACTGGTGATCAACCATTAAGCAATCCTGCAGAAACAGATGGCGATGCACCAATTAATGATATTGAGAAATTAGATTATCAGGGAAAACTTGCAATCCAAACATTAAAAGATTTTATCGCTGAAGATAAAGTAGAAGAAGCAGAAGAATTTTTTAATAGAATGAAAGCAAGAGAAATTATTCCTAAAGAATTTGAATTCAAAACTTTTTCAGCGGCTGAGAAAAAGAATTAATTATTCCGCTGAGTAATTACTAGGGAGGTAATAAATAATGAGTATACCTAGAGGATATGTTCCTAATCATAAATTTTGGGATCAGATGGGTCGTGTTACTCCTAATGTGGAATATAGTGAATCTCACCGTCCGCACATTGAGAGTATGCCAGCACCTTGGTTGCCAACACAACGTTATGAAAAACAATATGAAGTATATAAAGTAGTTTCTGCTGGTAAAGTAGTTGCTAAAGATCGTTCTGGCGATTTAGTTCCTGCTGGTCTTAGAAAAGCATGGAATGTTGCCACTGGCGCAACTATTCTTACTTATACAGCGACTGATGTAGCAGAAAAGGTTATTGATCTTACTACTGGAGCTTTGTTAACTACTACTGCTACTTATACAGAAACACAAGTAACTGCTGCTCTTAAAACACGCGGGCTTATTCGTGCAGATGAAAGAGCTATGGATTTTATTTCTAAGCCAATCGGCATTGCTTCTTATGATTATTATAAAGCAGCTGGTCCTGATACATATAATCCTGCTAATCCTTATCAGCACAATTTTAGATTGCAAGCAACTACAGCTATAACATGTGACTATGTTGTAACTTATCCAGTTCTTCCAGCTATTGCTACTACTGAAACCACAGATGGTGCTATTTCTGATACTATTGATTGGTCTACTGCTCGTACAGGTGGATGGTTTAGTTCTACAGGTCTTGCTAGTTTAGTTAAATATTCTAGTACTATTACTGCTGGTGATGATGTTGTAGGTTATGTTTTCGAAAAATTCCCATTAGCACATATTACTGCAGAAAGTCCAATGGAAGCTTCTGTTGCTGGCTTAGTAAATATGGTAGATAGTGTAAGTGCTATTTCTGCTGCTGGTGACTATTTTATCGATTATGATCTTGGTATTTTGTTTGTATATGAAGCTGATGGAGATGCAATTCCTTCTCCTTGGTCAACTTCTTCTACAATTACTTATTATCATTATGAAGATGAAGGGACAAGTACCAATACAGTTAGTACTTTCGCTTGTGCAACTGGTAACTTAGAATATGGTGATTTCTTAACTTATGATAAGAACTCTAACTTAGTTAAAGCTGTTCTTGATATTGGAACTGCAGAAGGTTATGTAACCGCAGCAGGTGGAGCACTTTATTCAACTGATCCTGATTATGATGCAGCTGGAACTGACGCTGCTATTTCTGCTCAGTTAGAAAAAGCTATTAGCGGATGGATGACAGGTATTGTTGGTCAAGTAATTGGTACAACTATCTATCCTAAAGACAATCTTGATTATGTACGAACTAATTATGAAGGTCAAACTACTGCTAATATGAGACTTGCTGGTACTGCTACTGGTGGACGTACAGATCAATTAACTTATGCTAACGCTGCTGAAAAAATGGTAGTTGTTAACCTTATTTTACGATAATCGGAGGGAGAATTCACATGAGTAAAATTAATGTAAGAGATGCCTTCGGTGGAGACAAAGGATTCGAATTATTCAAAGACACTTGGTATTCAAATGGTTTTTATGAGCCAGCTCAAGAAGTAATTTCATTCAAAGATCTTATTGCAACTCCTAATGCTGCAGTATGGATGCCTGAAGTTGTACAAGAAATGGTTCGTGAACCAATTGAACCTAATATGATTATGCCTCTATTGTTAGACAGAATTAATCATTCTGGTGTTACTAAGTTAAACCTAGCTTCTGTTGGTAGTTTAACTGCATGGCACGTTGCAGAAGGCGAAGCTTTCCCAGAACAAACATTAAACGTTGTTCCTGGTTCAATTACTGCAACTATTGGTAAGGTTGGTCTTGCTTTTAAATTCACTGAAGAAATGATTAACGAATCTAAATATGATTTAATGAATATGCATATCCGTGCT